GAAACTCAGGTTCACATTGAGTTAGTCTTTCTGGCCTTAGATAGAGATGAAGATGTCAATAAACTGCAGTCTCTGGAGCTCACAGGTTGCCACATCAATGAGGCAGCGGAGATACCTAAGGGTGTCCTTCAGATGCTCAAGTCTCGTATTGACAGGTACCCAGCAGAGATGGAGGGTGGAGCAGTTGATCCGTTCATTATGTGCGATTACAACTCTGTTCCTACAGATCATTGGTTGTACAGTTTGGCAGAGGAGACGAAGCCGGTAAAGCATGCCTTCTACCACCAGCCTCCAGCATTACAGATCACCCACGGTAACGATGGAAATATCGTGGATGCTAATGGGAACCATTACAAGATCAACCCAGAAGCTGACAACTTGGGCCACTACGCAAACGGTGTGATTGAGTCCCCCCCAACGGTTAAATCAGTATGGTTTGAGGACAGGCTGCAATGGTGGGTACCTCACTTGTCAGAAGACTACTACGCTGATCAGGTCCATGGAGCAGATCCTGACTGGGTCAACGTAATGATACTGAACAATTACGGTGAGGTTAGAGCCGGTAAGCCTGTATATCCGGAATACCTTGACGGTGTTCATTATGATGAGAAACTGATCAATCCTCTCGAGGGAATCCCAATCATTGTCGGTATGGACCTTGGGCTTTGTTATACCGATGATCATGAAGTTCTAACTAAGAATGGCTGGAAGTTTTTTAAAGATGTTGATGAGAATAAGGACTGGGCTGCTACTCGTAATCCAATATCAAATAATTTTGAATATACTCCTATTAATTTCAAAGTAGAAGAGGATCATGATGGTGATATGCTTGAGTGGAGTAGCCAGAATGTAAACTTTTGTGTTACGCCAGAGCATCTTGTACCAATTTCTTTTAGAGATACCCCAGATGACGTTCATTTTAAAACAGCAGACTGGCTGGCATCAAATCAAGGTGGTCATCATTATGTTGATCTTGTCTCAAATTGGATTGGATCAGACCAAGTATCTCCAGTTTTAGATTGGTCATTTGAAACATATTGTACATTTATGGGCTGGTATCTTAGTGAGGGGTCTGGTGGAAAGAATGATAACAGAGTTTGTATAACTCAAAAAGAGGTCGGTCCTGAATTAGAGTCTTTATTCAAAAGTACTCAATTAAAATGGTCACATTATAAATGTCAACATAGATCTTCTAATAAGGAACTTGCTGTTTATCTGAAACAGTTTGGGACGTGTAAAGTAAAGTTTGTTCCTCAAGAAATAAAAGATGCAAAACCAGAGCATATAAAATTATTCATAGACGCATTTACTTCTGGTGATGGTCATATTCGTATTATGGAAAATGGAGCAGAAGAGCACACATTATTTACTACCTCAAAGCAACTGTCTGATGATTTTCAGGAGTTAGCACAGAAAGTTGGTTGGTATAGTTCTTTAGTGTTTGAGGAAGGAAAAACGTCTTATTACAAAGCAGAGAATAGATTTATAACTGGTTCTGGTGGTTATACAGTTAGATTCAAAAAAAGAGCAACACGTGCTGAGTTACTAAAAAAGAACTTTAGACGTGTTCACTATCAAGGTAAACGTTACTGTTTAAATGTACCATATCATACTTTATATATTAGAAGAAATGGTAGACCTTCGTGGAATGGTAATACACCAGCTGCTGCCTTCATGCAGTTATCTCCCACCGGTCAGCTGTTAATATTTGACGAGATCGTGACTGAGGACTGTTCAATCCATAAGTTCTGTGAGGACTATCTGAAGCCTCATATATTAAACGTATACCCTAAGCACAACTTCACACTTATCGTGGACCCAGCAGCCGTTCAGCGTAGCTCAAACGACCTTAAGAGTGCAGCTGAGATCATAGGTGGTGCTGCTCCAGTCGGATCAGGTCTGCCGTATAGGTTGGCACTATCAAACAACCCTCTCAAACGGAGGGAAGCAGTTGTCCTTTTTCTACGTAAGTTGAACGGATTTTCAATAGGGCCTAACTGTCAGTTCATGCGTAAGGGATTCATATCAGGTTATGCCTATGACAAGAAACGGATTGCGGTTGCAAATGTCAGAGCCACAGCAGGATCTGAGATGTTCAAGGATAAGCCCGGGAAAAATATTTATTCGCATATTCATGACGCAATACAATATGGGGCACTTGAATTATCAGAGGGCAGATCAATAAGACGCAAGCCAATGGGTACGTATGCGAAATCAAAGCACCAACCAGCTGACTATTCAGCGGGTTACTAAGGGGAATAAATGGCAGAGGTTAATCCAAAACAACAAGCAGCACAAGATGAGACTTCTTTCGACAGATACTTTGTGGATGCCCTATGGCAAGATAAGTATGCTGAGACTCATAAGGACGCTGAGTCCTATATTGAATGGATAACTCCATTAGGAGATTCACTCCTGAAGTTGTTCAATGAGTATGAGAGAGATAGGCGTGAGACTGAAGGTCGATGGCTTAAGGATCTTCGTCAGTTTCGGGGGGAGTATGATCCAGATGTACTTGAGCGTCTCCATCCAAAGCGGTCAAAAGCCTATATGTCCATTACCAGGACTAAGGTCAAGACGGTATCAGCCAGACAAACAGATCTTCTGTTTCCCGCCAACAAAGACAAGAACTGGGGAATTCAGACCTCTCCTATCCCTGAGCTAAACCCCACGGTGTTGCAGAACATAACAGAGCAGTACGAAAATGCAACTGGTGAAGTTCCCACAGAGGATATGATCAAGGAACAGATCAACAAGGAAGCTACACGCAGATGTGAGAACATGGAAAAGGAAATGGGTGATCAACTCTCTGAGCTTAAATACAGAGACATCATTCGAAGTACTATCCAGTCAGGAAGTCTATACGGTACTGGAATCTTGAAAGGGCCACTTGTTAAACAGATCACGTCCAAACGCTGGTTGCCTAATGGCAATGAGTGGGTGACGGTGGAACTACCAAAGCTTACACCTTACTGTGAGTTTGTGCCTGTGTGGGATATCTATCCTGATATGTCTGCACGTACTCCAGATGATATGAGAGGGATCTTTGAGCGCCACTCCATGGTACGCAACAAAGTGTTTGAACTTGCCAAGCGCCCTGACTTCAATGCTGACGCTATCAAGTCTTATCTCCGTGCTAATCCCAACGGGGATGCTGAGTACAAACTGCATGAGCAAGAGCTTATGATGCTTAATCCGGATGGTTCTGAGAACACTGGCTACAAGGAAACAACAATTGCTGGTACCTCCTACATTGGATCTGGCACTAACGTTGGTGGTAAGAAAGGCCGATACGAAGTCAAAGAGTTCTGGGGCTACCTGTCAACTGACGAACTTGCATCAGTGGGTGTCGAAGTTGATGAGGAACAGATGGGCATGGAAGTAGCAGCCAATGTTTGGATGCTGGGACCCGTGGTTATCAAGGCCATGATCAGTCCTATTGAAGGAGTTACATTCCCGTACCATTGGTACTTCTACGAGAAAGACGATTCGTCTATCTGGGGAGAAGGTATTCCTTCTATCATGAGAGATCCACAGAAACTCTTGAACGCTGCTGTACGTGCCATGTTGGACAATGCAGCAATGTCAGCTGGACCAATCGTTGAAGTTAATATGGACCTTGTGGAATCTTCAGAAGATCCACGTGACCTATATCCGTTCCGTGTATACCTTAGATCTGGGCAAGGGTCTGAGGCTACAGCAGCAGCTGTACGGGTCTACAACGTGACCTCCTACACAAATGAATTCATGTCAATGATTCAATTCTTCATGACAGCAGCAGACGAAGTGACAGCCATCCCCCGCTACATGTATGGAGACACCAACAATATTGGGGGAGCAGGAAAAACAGCCTCAGGGCTGTCCATGCTCATGGGTGCTGCGAATGTGACACTTAAGGATCAAGTAAAGAACTTTGACGATGGTGTTACTAAGCCTTTCATCAAGGCGCTGTACTACTGGAACATGGACTTCAATGAAAAGGAACACATCAAAGGGGACTTCGCTGTCGTTGCCAAGGGTTCTACTTCACTAATTGCCAGGGAGGTTAAAGCTGAATCACTCAATCAATTCCTTAACATCACAAACAATCCGACAGACCTTATGTACACGAACAGGGATAACGTGCTTAGGGAAATGGTTAAGATCATGGATCTGGATGAGCTTGATCTTATTAAAGATCGCAACACTGTTGCTATCGAATCGGAGCAACGTTCTAAACAAATGGCAGCAGACAAGGAGTTTGAGCAGCGACTATCAATGATGAAGGCTGACTCAGGTGGGCATACTACCGGTGGACAGCGCCCTACAATGGAGCCTATGCAGCAAGATGGGGTACTGGAGGTGAGTAGTGCAGGATAACGAACTACTCAGGACAATCAATCAGTATGAGAACTCTGAATGTCATAAGCTATTCCGTTCTCTCTTTGTATCGATCATTGATAATCTAAGAGTTAAGAACGACACGGCTGAAATGAAAGACTTACGGAGCAATCAGGCAATACTCAGAGAGATGCACAGGCTGCTTAAGATTACGTCTACAAGTGGCACTGATTATAAACAAACAGACGGTGGTTACGCACCGTAAAATCGTGGTGGATTACTGAAAAGCCCACACGGATGGAGGGAACACGATGGTAACAAAAGCCGAATTCGAAGCACAAGAAGAAGAAGAGAATGGAATTAAGCCAACTGAAGGTGGAGACGATGATGAGTTCGATAAAACGTTTGACGCACTGGTGGAAGGTAACGATACTGAAGAAGCTAAAGCAAAAGAAGAAGCAGACGCAGCAGCCAAACTTGAAGCAGAAAAAGAGTCAAGTAAGAATGAGTCACTCTTTGTAGCCAGCCCTGAAACGGATACTGAAAAGAAAGAGGAAACTCATGTCCCAACCCCAGAGGAAGAGATTGCGAACCTCAAGTCAGAGGTAGCCAAAGAGAAACAACGTAGTTCCTCATGGGCAGGTCGAATTAATGCTGCTGAAAAAAGAGCAAAGGCAGCAGAACTTGCAGCACAGCAGAGTCAAGAGACGGACAAGAGCCAATCTACCACAGACGCTCTCCCTAACGGTGACGATGAGTTAGTGATTAAAGAGTTCACTGAGGAGTTTCCAGCCCTCGAACAGCCGATCCAGTTAATGATCAAAGCTGAAGCACAGAAGATTATTGATGCAAGCCTGAAGGATCTTAAGCCTAAGATCGATCAAGTCACGGACACTGTAGCAAATCAAACCTATGCAGCACACCAGGCTGCGATTACTACAGCCCACCAAGATTGGAAAGCAATCAGGGACGATGGTCGATTGAGAACGTGGATAGATGCTCAACCTGGCATCATTAAGAACTCTCTGAATCAGGTCTATGAGAAAGGTAACACGGCTGAGGTAATCGAAATGTTCGATGCCTACACGAAGTCTAACTCAATTACCCCAAACAGGGAGATAGACCCTAACCCTAAGCCCAACCTCAAAGCTGAGAAACTGCTGGCTGTTCCCCATCAACCTGGGGCATTGCCGAAAGATCAAAAGAAGAAAGCAGCCAAGGACGACTTTGATGGAGCCTGGGAGGAGGCCATCTCCAAAAAGTAAAAAAGGAGATTTAACTGATGACTATTTACGGTGACATTACCCCAAGAACCGCTGCATAAACTACTTGTGCAGATTAAACGGTGTTCACTGCTTGAAACTCCTAAAACTTCTTGACTACCTAATGTGACACAAAGGAGATTATAATGGACAATAAGCAAG